GTCGGGGCCGTAGGGGCGCCTGAGAGCATGTGGAGAGGCACCCGGGACTGCTGCTGTGGCCGGGAAAGCACGGTTGGCGGCGCCACCCCGGCCACCGCCCTGTCACAGCACCTGCGCTTACGGCTTGATCGCCGCCTTCGCCGTCACACGTCCGTAGACCGCCAGCAACCCACCCAGCGCGCCGGCGATGTTGACGATCGCATCGACGATCTGGCCGCGATCGCCGGATGCGATATCCACACCCGTAAAGTGTAAAGCCGACGCGAAAATCGCAACGACCGCGCCCCAAATGGTCTTCGAACTGTACCAGTTCTTCAAATCAGGCATCGTCCTTCTCCTTCCGTTGAAATGTCACGTCTGAAAGATTGCCCGCGCGGGCAATCCCAGCGGCACGCGCTCGCCGATCTGGCGGACCGCGACCGCAAGGCTCGCCTGCCGCCCGCCGAAATCGAGCACCTCGTCAGCAAGCGGATAGGTCCATTCCGGCGTCTCGACCTCCACCGCCCGGATCACGAGATCCGCGCCATCCAGCACCTCGACCCGATAGCGCTCGAAAGGTTCGTCGAGCGGGATGTCGGCGCCGGTCCAGCTGTCGGCATTGTCGCGTCCGCGTCGGGTCCAGGAGATCAGGGCTTCGCCGGCACCGGTGCGCCGGCAGCGCAGGTGAACCGGCGCGAGCGGCGTCTCGGCCCTGAGGCCGCCCGCAAATACGAACGGCCCTGCCATCGCAAGCGAACCGGCCGCCTCGGCGATCCAGTTGAGCGACAGGCCGGCTTCGTCGCCGCGCAGCCCAAGCGACCTGACAGCATCGTCAAGCAGCACGGCCGCCGCACCCGTGGGACTGCCCGAGGCCATCGCGTCCTCGGTGCCGGCGAGCGCGCGCAGCAAACCGCTGAGCCGCCAGCGGCCCGCCGCGATCTCGTCGGCCTGCAGGAAGGACAGGATCTCCCAGACGCCGCTCACCGAGCGCACGGCCAGCCGATTGGCGCCGTTCAGCACCGATATCCCGGCTGCCGAGGACAGTTCGCCATAAGCAAGATCGACGACCAGCGCCTGGGACCAATCGAAGCGGCCGGTGACGCCGGGTGAAAGTGCCGCGACAAGCGTCCCCGTCGTTGCCGGACGGTCGAGCACCGCCCTGCCCCGGTAGCCCTCCGTCGTCGCCGATGACGACAGGCCGACGGTGCGCCACGGCTTGGCGAAGACAGCACCACGCGCGAAGCTTGTCACAACTTCGCCGTCGAAACGCGGGAGATCCATGAGGTGCACCTGCGGCCTGAACAGGCTGGATGCGGTGCCGCCGCCATTGCGGCCGTCGGTCACGGCAGGTAGAGCACCACCCGAGGACGGCGCAAACGCCCGCGCCTCGATGCGACGGGCATCGCCATCCTCAATGCGCGAGACCAGGAAACGGCCATCGGGGCCGTCGCTGAGCGAGACGACGTCGCCCGGCTGCACATCCAGCCGCGTCGGCCGCAGCGAGAAGCGCAGCGAGCGGCGGGCGATTCTGGCATCGCGCAGCAGCGCCTCGGCGGCATTCAGCGCCGTCTCCTCGGCCAGCACGGCTGGCAGGTCCTGCTTGATCAGCCGGCTCGTCGCCTGCCCGGCGCGGTGCGAGCGGGCGCTTGCCTGCTCGTAGTCGAGATCGGGATTGTAGAAGGTCATCACCGCCTCGGCGGCAAAATCGCTGTCGTGGCCGCGGGTCTCCTGCCAGGGCGGTTCATTCTCGCTGTCGACGAGCGTCTCGAGCGGAAGAGCGGGCAAGCTGGCGCGTGTGCGCGAGCGAAAGCGAAGCAGGCCGGCATCCTCGAAGGCATCGATCTGGAATGCCTGCAGCAGCGGTTCGATCAGGTCGCGGGCCGACCCGAGCTCGCCCTTGACGTAGCCGATCAAGTCGCCGCTCACCTCGGAAACGTCGAAATCACCGAAGCCATGGTCGCGCAGCACCGCCGCCATCACGTCGGCCAAGGTGCCGGCCCCAAGCCTTCCGTTCAGCCAATGGCCGGTGCGCCAGTTACCGCCATCGGACCAGATATCCGTTGCCAGCGGAAAGGCCGGGAACGGCCGCGCATCCCAGCACCAGACGAAGAGGTGTGCCGGATCGACCATGCCAGCGGGCGCTTCATCCTCGCCCCACCGGAGATGGTGCGCCTCGAGGAAGCGGCGTTGCATGCTGTCCGAGCGCATGCCGGTCGAGAAATACGGCGCCCCGCTTTCCACCGACTTCGGGTCGGCGAAGACATTCGGCTGGTTGGCGCCCTTGTCGACGGCGCCGCAGCCGAGTTCGGTGAACCAGACCGGCTTGCCCGACGGAATCCAGGCAGTGGGTTCCGCGCGCTCGACGCCACCGATGCGCTCGTAATGCGGATTGGCCCACCAGGCTGCGATATCCTTGTAACGGAAGACCCAGGGCTTGCCCGCGAGACCGTCGGTGATCTGGCTGCGCTGCCGGGCTTTGCGGGCATCGCCATCCTGGTAGTACCAGTCGAAACCCTCGCCCGCGCTGATCGATGCCATCAGCGCCCCCCGATCGTCGGCGAGGCGGAAGCCGTCGGGGTTGGCGCTAGCCAGATCATCGTCGCGCCAGTCGGCGAGCGGCATGTAATTGTCGATCCCGACTGCATCGATATCGGGCGAGGCCCAGAGCGGGTCGAGATGGAAATAGACGTCGCCGCTGCCGTCGGTCGGGTGATAGCCGAAATACTCGCTCCAATCGGCGCCATAGGTGATCTTCGCCCCCGGCAGCAGCGCCCTGACATCGGCCGCCAGCCGCACCAAGGTTTCGACGAAGGGGAAGGCATCGCTGCCGTCGCGCAGTTGCGTCAGCCCGCGCAATTCCGAGCCGATCAGGAAGCCATCGACCCCACCCGCAAGGCGCGCCAGATGCGCATAATGCAGGATGAAGCGCCGGTAGCTCTCTTCTGCGCCTCGATAGGCCACATGGCCGCCGGCGATGGTGAAATCGCCCGCCTGCGCATTGCCGGCGAAGGCCTGGACCTGTCCGCGGGCGACCGCGGTCCGGTCGGCGCTGCCCGCCCGGCCGGGCGCCGGATCACAGGTGATGCGGCCGCGCCAGGGATAGGACGCCTGGCGCGCGCCGCCATAGGGATCGGCGAGGCCGTTATCGGCGGGAATATCCATCATCACGAAGGGATAGAGATAGACCTCGAGGCCCCGTGCCTTGAGATCGGCGACCGCCGAGAGCACGCTGGCATCATCGGGCGTGCCGCCATAGGCGGGGCCGCCATTGCTGCGGCTGACGAGGTGGGCGGCGGCGCGCGCGATACCCGAGACCGACCACGGTGCGCTTTCCTCCGCGCGGCTCGCCACCTCGACGCCGGGCACCACGCGGCATTCCCCGGCCCGCAGATCGGTGCCGAACCACGAGACGACGAGCGCCACGCGCTCGAGATTGGGGCAGAGCGCCATCAGCTCGTCGATCGAGATATCCCAGTCGCTTATGCCGCGCAGGCTGTTGCGATTGAGAATGCGGGCGCTGCCGGCACCCAAGCTCTCGGAGACCTGGGCGAGCTGATAGCCATGCTCGGTGGCGCCGGGGATGATGCAGACGGCCTTGATCTGACCTTCCAGCTCGCCGATCGATCTCACGACCTCGAACTGCAGCAGCGGGATGCGGTTTCCATAGATATCAAGCGGGAGCCGTTCGAAGACGACATAGGCAAGCCCGCGATAGGCAGGCGCGTTGCCCGCCCCCTGCTTGGCTTCGATCAGCGGATCGGGCAACTGCTTGTCGTCGCCGCGATAGACGCGCATCTCGATCCTGTTGAGATCCAGTTCCTTGCCGTCGGCCCAGACGCGCCTGACATGCCCGATCGGCCCTTCCGCCAGACCGACCGCGAGATTGGCGAAGTAGCGGAAGCTCTCGACGCGGGTGCCGCCGGTGGCCTTGCCGCCCTGCCGCTCGCTGGTCACCTCCTCCTCGAAGCGCGTCGCCCAGATCAGCGTGCCGCCGACGCGGGCGCTGCCGTAGACGCGGTTGATCGCCGTGCCCTCTTCGGCGCCGGGAATGCGGGCGCTCGACAAATGGGCGCCGCGCACGGTGGAGCGGCCGTTGATGAGCGCGCGATCGACGACGCTTCCGGCAAGCGCCCCCGCCGCGCGGCCGATGATGGCGCCGACAGGGCCGAAGACGCCGCCGAGTGCCGCGCCGGCAGCCTGGAAGAGGAGCGTTGCCATTTATCTCTCTACCTCTCCGGAAAACGAAAGACGCCCGATATGCGCCGACGCCAGCTGGGCACCAGCGGCGACGTGACAACCGCCGCCTGCTCGTACGCATGAATGAATTGCCGCTCTCCCGACAGGATACCGGCATGCTTGGCGGCCAGCGGCGCGCGCCAGCGAAACAGGACCACGTCGCCTGGCTTGGCCTCGTCAAGCGGCAGCGGCAGGCCGAAATGCCGAAGGGCCGCCTCCATCAGCCGATCGCCGCCGCCACGCTCGGCCCAATCCGGCGCATAGGGCGGCGGGCGCTCCGGCTCCTGTCCGTAAAGCTCGCGCCAGATGCCCCTGATCAATCCGAGACAATCGCAGCCGACGCCCTTGAGCGAAGCCTGGTGCCTGTAGGGCGTGCCGATCCAGCCTTCGGCCAGCCGCAGCACTTCGGTTGACATATCGGTCATTTGAAGAGCGTGCCCCCGTCATGAAGGGTCTCGCCATCGGCATAGGTGTAGGCGAAATCGGCACCTGGGATGTGCGGGAACCCGCGGAAGTTCAGATGGTTGGCGAACTTCGCGCGGCAGGTCGAAAAGGCCTTGTCGCAGCCCGCCGTAAGCACGACGCGGTCGCCCGCACTTGGGGTGGCCTCGAGCGGCAGCCAGAGCGTTACCTCCAGCAGACCGTCCTTCACCGCATGCGTTTCGATCTCCAGCCGCTGGCCATGATTGTCGCCATCGAAAAAGGTCAGCACGCCGAAACGGAAGAAACCTTCAGGCACGGCGCGGACGCCTGAGAGCAGAAGCCGACTGGCGTCCGGCACCGAGACCACGACGCCTTCGGCGCGCATCGCGGGTGCCGCGAGATCGACGCCGCATCTTGCATCGCCAAGCGTGGCGTCGCAGCGCCTGATATAGACGCGGCCCTGCGGTTCACCAAGGCGGCTGGCGAAGCTGCGCAGTTCCGCCTGGAACTGGCCGGCGTCGCGCGTGACATCGCCGATTTCCTGCACCTTCAGGAGCATGTGCTGGTCGCAATCCGCCCAGTTGACGAGATGGACCTCGACGCGGGCGCCGTCATAGCGGCCGCGCATGAGGTCGTTTTCGGTGATCGCCTCGCTGGAGAAGCCGCCGGCGACATCGCTGGTGGCGGCCGGCAATCCCGCCTCCTCTTCCGCCGCACTGGCGGAAAAACCGCTCGCCGCCAGGAAGGTGGTGCCCAAGAACGTCAGGTCGTGATCGTGTTCTGTGAACCCGAGCACGACGCCATCGCTGCGTGTCACCCGCCAGGCATGGCAGAGCGTCGTGGCGTCGCCCGCAAGATGCGCGGCGAGCGCGTCGGGAATATGCCTCATGGCATGATCTCCATCAGGGGAATGGTGGGAATGCGCCCGGCATTGAAAACCGAGAGGTTGACGTCGATGCGCCCGGTCGCAAAGCGCACCGGCACGTCGAACAGGAACCCCGCCGTCACCGACGCGCCCGCTGCCGGAACGGCATCCGCTGCGAAGGTGACGATGCCGGTCGCGGGATCGCAGGCGAAACCGGACGGCGGCTGCGGCACGCCATCGACCGCGACCACCACCGAGCCCTCGACGGGCTTGGCGATGCGCCGTGTGCTGCTCGCCCCGGCGTCGCCATAGGTCTTGGCGAGTGGGAACGCGACGGCCACGCCGTCTCCGATCCCGATCGGCTGGTCTCCAGCTCCGATCTCGGCGCCAGGGCGGGTGGACGTCCAGTCGATGGGGTCGCGGAAGCGGAAGCCATAGAGCTCGCCGCTACGCGCCTCGAAGAACTCCAGCACCTCGTAGAGATCCGCCACCGAGCGCAGGCCGGAGCCTGCATCATAGCTGCGGCGCGCATCGCGCCAGCGGCTGTTGCGGCTTTCGCGGCCATTGGAGAGATTGACGATATCGGTGCGCCTGACCGGCCCGCCGCTCGTCGACAGCGACAGGCGGAGCGGAAAGCGCACCTCGTGGAAACCGGATGTCATTTTTGCCTCACAGGTTGCGCTGGCCGCGCATCGCGGTGCGCGCCAGCATCGAGGAGATCTGCGCCTCGCTCCTGGCGAAGCTTGCGGCATCCGTGGCGGTGACGTTGAAGACGATCTGCGGTGCGGATCCAGCACCCGATGCCGCGACGCCGAGCGAACCGTCGGCGCCGCGCTTCAAGGGCAGGATCGCCTCGCTGCCCGCCTCGCCCATCAGCCCCATGTCGCCGCCAACAGGGAAGTAGGTGGGCTGCGAGACGACACCGCCGTCGGCGAAGGGCAGCAACTTGCCGGCGCCGCCGAGGAGGCTGGAAGCGGCGCTCGAGAGCATCGTCTCCAGCGGCTTCAATCCCGCCTGCAGCGCGATATCCGTCATCCGGTTGGCCAGCCCGCGCAACACGTCGTCGAGCCCCTTGCCGCCCGAGACGGCGCCGCGCAACGCGCCCGACAGAGCCGAGCCGAAGGAGCGCGAGCGGCCCTCCAGATCGTCGAGCGCGCGCCGCAGCGTCTCGGCCTCATCCGTCATGACGGACAGATCGGTCTGGTCATCGGTCATGGTCGTTCCTCAAGTTGAAGCGCCGATCCGGAAAGCGGGCCATCAGCCCATCGAGATCGGCGCGGGAGACGGCGGCGCGCGGCGGCGAGAGCCCGCCCGCGGCGGCATGAAACTCCACCGGCGTCATCGCCCAGAAGGATTGCGGGGGAAGCCGCAGCAGGCAGAGACCGACATGCAGGACCCGCGCCCAGGGGAATGGCGCGGCGCTCGCACTGTCCGTCGTCTCGATGCCCGCTGCGGCTAGAGGGGGCGCGCGGAGGCGTCCGCGCTGTCCCCCAAAAACGTCGCCGTCAGCAGATCGCCGACGATCGCGGCATAGCCGCCGATACCGCCCTCGATATCGGCTTGGCCAACATCTTCGTCGGAATAGAGGTTGCCGCCGCCGCGCAAACCGGCGCCGATGATGCGGATCATGTCCGCCGCCTTCAGCCGGCCGCCGGCAAAACGCTCCGCCAGACCATTCAGGCTATCAACCGAAAACGCCGTCTCGAGTTCGGCCAGCGCCCCGAGCGTGAGGCAGAGAACCCGGCGCTCGCCATCGATATCGGCCTCGATCTCGCCGCGCCGACGATTGGCTCTTCGCCCCGCCTGTCCCGATGCCGCGCCGCCCGTCATCACAGCGCCTCGAATGAGATCGCGCCGGCCGATTCGAGCGCCAGTTCGAACATCACCTCGCCGTTATACTGGCCGGAATATTCGAGTGCACTCGCCTGGAACGGACCGGTGACGGCGCCGAAATCAGGCACGACAATCTGCCAGCTCAGGATCGAGGCGTTGAAGAAGGCGTTGCGCACCAGCTGGTCTGAGGCCGCGTCCTTGAAGATGCCGGCGCCCGACACCGAGGCCCGCTGCACCCCGGCGCCGCCCAGGAGCTCGCGCCAGCGCCCGGCGCTCTCGGCGTCGGTCACATCCACCGTCTCGGCATTGAAGGCGAGCCGCTTCGAGCGCAGCCCCGCCACCGTTTCGTAATCCGTGCCGTTGAAAACCCTCAACAGCAGATCCTTGCCCTTCTGCGCCACCATGGCCTCATCCTTCATGAAAAAGGGCGCCCGAGAAGGACGCCCGCGATGTCATCGACGATGCATTGAATTGATCGGCCGTGCCGGGTTGGGTCAGTGTTTACTTCTCAAACCACCACCTCCGTCACCGCCCGAAACCGGATCTCGGCGACATGCAACCTTGCTTTCTGGTCGCGCCGGGTGCGGGTCGAGAGATGCAGCAGGCTCACCAGATGGTGGCTCTGCGGCGACAGCGGCGCGTCGTGCAGCAGCGCTTGCAGGCGTTCGGCAATAATCGCAGCCTCTCTGCGGCCGCCGGCGTCGGTCCAGATTTCGAGCGTCAGCAGGTGCTCGGCGCCGGTTTCGGTGGCCGTCGAATAATCGGTGCTTGCGAGATCGGCGACGATGACGGCCGGGAGCTTCCGGCCCGAGACCAGACGGTCGCGCAGTCCTTCCGGGCCAATCATGTTCGATAGTTCCGCATCGTCAGCCAGGCGCGCCTGGATCGCCGTCAGCAATTGATTGGCGGCGCTCATCGACCCTCCTCCTCGCACAGGCAGACGAGATAATTGCCGCGCTCGTCGGGGTCGCGCCAGGTGCGGACCGCGAAGACGCGCGTGCCCTTGCGCAGCCGCATCCCAGGCCTGATATCATCGCGGGCGCGCAGCCAGATACGGTGCATCAGGGTGAAGACATCGGCTCCCGCCTGCTCCTCGCGCTGTTCGCTCACCGGTTCGATGCGGGCCCAAAATGCGGCGACCTCGGTAAACGAGACCGCCGCGCCGCCCTGCCCGTCCGGCGTCTCCAGCGGCGCTTCCAGCACCAGCCGCGCGGTCATCTGGCCGGGGTCGAAGAAGACCGAGCGCATCAGAGTCTCCTGATCATGAAGGGCGCGATCAGGCGGTCGTAGCCCGCGGGAATATCGGCCGGTTGATCCTCGACCGCGACCGTGCCCCGGAACGAAAACATCTGCGCTATATGCATCAGCATCGCCCGCTTCAGCGTATCCGGCACCTCGGCGCCGCTCTCGTCGAAGCCGGCGGTGAAGTCGATCTCGATGCCGTTGACGGGCCGGCCCGCACTGACGGCGCGGCCGAGCATGAGGCGCGCCGGGCGGGCGTGGCCGTCGAGCACATGGCCGGTCAGCGGCAAATGCAGCTCTTCACCGGAGGCATCATAAAGCGTCAGGCTTTCAATGGTTTGGACAGGGCCTCTCGCGATCTGAATCACGCCGTCTTCAGAAACTGAATCAAGATAGAGGCGCCAGGTCTGGGTGATCAGGCTGAGGCCGGTTGCGCGTTCGAGGTGCTCGCGGGCGGTGCGGATGAGCGAGACGAGCAGCGCGTCCTCGTTCGTGTCGTCGAGGCGCAGATGGGATTTGGTCTCGGCGAGCGTGATGGGTTCGGATGCCGGTGGGGTGATGAGGGCGTAGGTCATGGGTGGGGTTCCTGGTGATGTGGTGGGTGGGTGCCCTTGAGAGGCTGGAGCAAGTGGCCCCCTCATCCCCGGTGCAACTTTTTGCACCTGAAACCTTCGGGCCACCTTCTCCCCGCTGGGGCGAAGGGAAGGCGGAGCGAGCGGCTGGCCCCGAGTCTCTTCTCCCCCGCGGGGAGACGGTGGCGGCAGC